TCCAACCATGAAACCTGTCGCCTTGGTAGAACGTGCCATTGCTAATTCTAGCAAGGTAATGGACATTGTGTTGGACGCATTTGGTGGCTCTGGAACGACCTTGATTGCAGCCGAAAAGATGCAACGCCGGTGCCGAATGATTGAACTGGAAGAAAAATATGTCGATACCATTGTAAGACGCTGGGAAGATTTTACTGGGGAAAAAGCTATCCACAAGGAAACCGGCAAATCATTTGCTGAATTAGCTGAAGAACGGACATCTAAAAAAATGACACAATGTTGCTATCAATCCGAGGGTATGCAAGATACCGAGGCGTCTCAGATGCCGCGGTCCGAAAAGCCATCAGTTCTGGCCGAATAACGACTGTTGATGGTAAAATAGACCCTGCAATAGCGGATCGGCAATGGCAATTTAATACAAACCCCGCCAAATCCGCAATGGACGACAAAGCGACTTCTTCATACCAGTATAGCCGAGCCAAAAAGGAAACCTATGAAGCCCTGTTAAAAAAACTGGAATACGAAGAAAAGCTCGGAAAACTGGTTCAAATTGAAAAAATAGAGGTTGAAGCATTCACAGCGGCACGATACGCACGTGATAAGCTTTTGAGCATTCCTGATCGTGTTGCCCCGGCAATTATAGGTAAAACCGATATTCACGAGATCAAAGAACTCCTACGCAAGGAAATTCTCGAAAGTTTGGAACAACTCACGGATTTTCTAAATGGACCTAAATCCTGACAGTTTTGTTGTACACGGCTTTGCATTGGGGTTTAAGCCGGATCCTGATTTAAGTATCAGCGAATGGGCAGATGCCAATCGTATATTGTCCAACGTATCATCAAGTGAACCGGGGCGATGGAAAACATCGCGCACACCGTATCTTGCTGAAATTATGGATTGTCTGTCACCGCACAACCCATGCGAACGGGTTGTGCTGATGAAAGGCGCGCAGGTTGGTGGCACAGAATGTGGCAATAATTGGATGGGATTTTGCATTTGCCATGCACCTGGGCCAATGTTGATTGTGAACCCAACAACGGAAACGGCAAAGCGCAATTCAAAAATGCGTATTGACCCCGCGATTGAAAGTTGTCCCGTTCTAAAAGAAAAGATCAAAAGCCCACGCACGCGCGATAGCGGAAACACGGTCTTAATGAAAGAATTCCCTGGCGGAATCTTAATATTGACCGGTGCAAATTCCGCAGTTGGCTTGCGTTCTATGCCAGTTCGGTATCTTTTTTTGGATGAAGTGGACGGTTTCCCTGATGAGGCCGGCACAGAAGGCGACCCTGTGGATTTGGCCGTTCAACGTACCGCCACGTTCAATAACAAAAAAATCTTTATGGTTTCTACGCCAACCATAAAAGATGCGAGCCGTATTGAACAGGCTTTTCTTGAAGGGGACCAACGTTTCTACCACGTGCCGTGTCCGGACTGTGGGTATATGCAGGTTTTGCGCTGGGCGAATTTGAAATTTGACCCCAAAAATTTGACCGAGGCATGCTATGAATGCGAAAAATGTAAGGCATTATGGCACGATTGGCAAAAGGATCAAATTTTAAGTCACGGGAAATGGATTGCAACCCATCCAGAAAATAAGTCTGTAGTATCATTCCATTTGTCTTCTCTATATTCGCCGCATGGTTGGACAAGTTGGACCGCGATTGCCCAAGAATTCTTGGATTCTAAAGATGACCCATCGCGATTGCAGGTATGGACCAACACCAAACTGGCAGAATCATGGGAAGATATGGCGGGGGAACAAGTGGACCCGACCAATCTAATGGTGCGTCGTGAACGTTGGGGAACATCATTACCAGCCGGTGTTGTGATTTTGACCTGTGGTGTTGACGTTCAAGATAATCGACTGGAATTGGAAATTGTAGGTTGGGGACGCGGCGAAGAATCTTGGTCCATTGATTACCAAGTTCTATACGGCGATCCAAGTACACCCGAACTATGGGAACAATTGGACACCATTTTAAGTCGCAAATACTCACATGCTAAGGATGTTCCTGATTTAAGCGTTGTGGCAACGTGCGTTGATAGTGGTGGGCATTACACAGACCACGTAATCAATTATTGCCATGCAAGACGGTTGCACGGTATTTGGGCAATTAAAGGTGTTGGTGGCGTTGGCAAGCCAATTTGGCCGGCAACTGCCAGTAAAAGCTTTAAGACCAAGAAACCGGTATACGTTATCGGCGTAAATGATGCAAAAGATATCCTAATGCGTCGATTGCATTTGAATGACACATCAGGCCCAGGCGTTTGGCATTTCCCGATAGACCGTGACCAAGATTGGTTTGAACAAATTACCAATGAAGTCGTACGTAAAAAGATCAGCCGCGGTCATTTGATCCGTGAATGGACCCCACGTAAAGACGGCGTTAGAACCGAAGGGCTGGACTGTCGCGTTTACGCATACGCTGCTCTGCGCGGTTTGGTGCGGAATTACAGACTCAATTTGGATTTGGGGGCGGACAAGCTTGCTGAAACCAAGTTCAAGTCAAAGAAAAATGTTTCAAAGGATATTGATACAAACCCATTGCCGCCCGCCCAACCAAAGGTGCGCGGTGTTAGAAGTCGAGGTATAGAATGAAACTAAAATCATATGAAGAGCAACTTATTGAGGTTCAAGCCGCTATTTCTGACATTTTAACTGGGGCGCAAGAAGCCAGCTATAACGGTCAACGCGTGCGAAAGGCTGATCTTGATATGTTACAAAGGCGCGAAGAATGGCTAACACAAAAAATTACCAGCCAAAAACGCGGCGGTATACGCGTTCGTGGTGCAACCCCTGTGTAAAAGATATTACAATGAAAAAATTTGAATTACCAAAACAGACGATGCTGGACAAGGCGGTATCGTGGGTGTCGCCACAGACTGGTCTCAAACGCTGGCGGGCGCGTACCCATATGGCATTGCTTGGAGGATATACCGGCGCAAGAACCAACCGTCGCCAAACCCAAACCTGGAATCCTGCTAGTGGATCGGCCGATAACGTTGCACTGGATGACTTACCGGTATTACGCGATCGGTCGCGTGACCTGCTGCGTAATGCACCATTGGCAGTCGGAGCTGTGAATACAGTTATTACAAACGTAGTCGGCACTGGGTTAAAACCACAATCCCACATAGACCGCAATATCTTGCGTCCGTATCTGAAAACAGATGAGGCAATGGAACAATGGGAATCAAAAGCTGAACGCATATTCAAAATGTGGGCCGAAAATCGGGACTGCGATCTGACACGCGGCCAAACTTTTGCAGAAATGCAATCGCTTGTTTTGCGTTCATGCCTAGAATCTGGGGACGTATTTGTGCTGCGCAAATATAAAGACCGACCGCAAAATCCGTTTGCTACGTGCCTGCAGGTTATAGAAGCGGACCGTGTTGCCGACCCAGAATGCGCGAATGATAACATTATTGCCGGCGTTGAAATCGATATAGACGGCGCACCTGTTGCATATCATGTTGCCAGTCGCCATCCAGATGACCACGACAAAGGGGAATTATCATATGTGAAAGTTCCTGCATTTGATTCAACTGGCTATCGGCAGATGTTGCACATATTTTCACGCACGCGTCCAGGTTTAACACGTGGAATTCCATACTTGGCACCAGTGATTGAAAGCCTGAAACAATTGGATCGGTATACCGAGGCCGAAATCATGGCAGCGGTCATATCATCAATGTTCACGATTTTTGTAAAGACTGAAAACGAGGCCGGCATGGCACCAATGGTCCCTATGGGGGCCAATGAACCGACCTCTAACCCACGAAACAATGATTACAAAATGTCGCCTGGCGCAATTTTGGATTTGCAACCTAACGAGTCTGTTGAAATTGCCGATCCCAAACGTCCAAATCAAGCGTTTGACGGTTTCGTACAATCAATCTTGCGACAAATTGGTGTTGCGCTGGAACTGCCGTTTGAAATCTTGATCAAGCATTTCACAGCAAGTTATTCCGCCGCCCAAGCCGCATTGGTCGAAGCTTGGAAGACATTTAGTACGCGCCGCACTTGGATGGCAAGCCAGTTGTGTCAACCCGTGTATGAAATGGTTATTACCGAGGCGGTTGCCAAGGGCATATTAGATGCGCCTGGATTTTTTGCAGACCCGTTTGTGCGTAGCGCATATCTTGGTACGGAATGGATTGGACCACCCCGTGGTCAGATTGACCAATTAAAGGAAATCCGGGCGGCCGATTATCGTGTGCGTTTGGGTGTGTCAACTTTGGAAGAAGAAACCGCCCAGATCACGGGCGGTTCATGGGAAGTCAAACACGTTCAACGTGTCAAAGAACACCGCTTGCGTACGGAATCCGGTTTAACCACAAGTAATACAGTAAAGGATCAAAATGACGAAGAAGAATGATTTACAGGCAATTGCAAAGCACTGGGCAATTGACCCCAGTGCTTTGCAAGGAATTAACACAAATATACGAGAGTTCCAATCGGGACTCTCTTTATTTGCCCAAAAATCCTTGGAACGGACATTTATAACAACCGTGCGTGATGGGGTAGCGATAATCCCAATCCAAGGTGTTATCACACCTCGTTTTGATCTTTTTACGTTGATGATGGGTGGTACGGCATTAGATATGTTGGCACGCGATATTCAAACTGCATTGGATGACCAATCAATTCACGCCATTTTATTGGACGTTGATAGTCCGGGCGGTGTGGCCAATGGACCATCTGAATTGGCAGATATTATTCGCCGTGCATCAAACACAAAACCAATTTGGGCATATGTTGGGCGCACGTGCTGTTCGGCCGCATATTGGCTGGCATCGGCCGCCAACAGGATTGTCGTTCAGGAAACCGCCATGCTTGGCAGTATAGGAGTTGTAGCCACAACATCCGTACAGGAACAACCTGATGCAGACGGGTATAAGCAGATAGAAATTGTATCTTCCAATGCAAAAAATAAAAGGCCTGATCCACGCACGATCGAGGGTCAAAACACAATTCGTGCCGAATTGGATGCCCTGGAACAGGCTTTCATAAACACAATTGCCCAAAACCGCGGCCTGTCACCAGATACCGTTAAAGAAAAATTCGGTCAAGGTGGCACTTTAATGGGCGATGCCGCCGTCAAAGTTGGGATGGCAGATGCGCTGGGGGATTATGAAAGCACCCTAACAGAATTGATAAATCAACCTAAAAACCAAGGAGTAAAGCAAATGGATAAAACCAAACAATCCATCTCTCAGGAACAGATAGATGTCTATCGCGCTGAGGGTGCGGCCGCAGAACGTGCCAGAATTTTGGCCTTAGATGATGTGGCTGTTGCCGGACATGAAGACCTGTTAGCGACCGCCAAGGCAGATCCAACCATGACTGCCGAAAAATTGGCATTGGCGATCGTTAAAGCAGAAAAAGCAAAAGGCAGCGATTATCTTGCAAATTTGAAACAGGCCGAAAAAGACCTGCCACAGGTTAGCCCTAGTGCCACGGTAAATACCGCCCCTGTTGGCGCGACACCGGAAGAACGCGCCGAACATACGTGGGCAAACAGACCGGAAATTCGTCAGGAATTCGAGGGCGACAAGGAGGCCTTTATTGCGTATTTCGTCGCAAATGAAAACGGCCAGATCAAAATCCAAAACAAGGGGGAATAAATAATGGCAAAACTTACAGAAGATGTCGTGCGCGTTTTTGAAAACCAGCCCGAAACGAACACAGTGTTAGTGGCCGCCGGTGAAAAAATCTTTAAGGGATCTATCGTTGGCTGTACGACCACCGGATTTGCACGTCCCTATCAGGCGGGCGATACATTGATGGGTATTGCTTTAGAACAAGCAGATAACACCAACGGTGTTGACGGGGAAAACACAATTGATGTCAAAGGATGCGGCAAGGTGTCCTTGGAAATTGACGGCATTAGTCAAGATTCAATTGGTTCGGCTGTATATGTTTCTGACGACAACACATTCAGTCTGGACGAAAGTGGCGGTGCCTATTTGGGTAAAGTAATTCGCATTGAAGAGCCAGGCGTAGCGATAGTGGCATTTGATTGCCTTTATATGCCAGAACTGACAACGACTGCATCTCAAACACAAGAATCACACACGGAGGGTTAAAAATATGAATAGATTATCAAGTCGTGCGATTATCGGCGAATTTTATAAAAAACTGAATATGAAAGATGGCATGGATTGGATCCATGCCATTTCAAATTACTTTACATCAGACCAAGATTCCGAAGAATACCCTTGGTTGGGTCAAAGCCCCGTCATGCGTGAATGGATCGGTGGGCGGCATTCAAAAGGCTTTACTACAAATGGAATTTCCATTGAAAATAAACATTTTGAATCAACGATAGATATCCCAGTCAAACATTTGCGCCGCGATAAAACGGGGCAAGTCAAGGTTCGCATTGGCGAATTGGCCACACGTACAAAGTCCCATTGGGCATTGTTGCTGTCCCAGTTGATCGCGGCTGGGGACACCCGCTTATGCTATGACGGCAAACCTTTCTTTGCGGAAAACCACAAAGAGGGGAAATCTGGCAATCAGTCAAATAAAATTATATTTGACCTATCAAAGACCGGTATCAATGGCGAAGTTGGGACCGTTGCAACCCCAACGGAGGCGGCCCTGCGTGAAGCTATTCTAGCGGGAGTTCAACAAATCATTGGTTTTAAGGATGATCAGGGCGAACCGACCAACGAAAACGCAACTCGTTTCTTGGTTATG